TGCCGCTCACTGACCGGGAGTGAGATAAGTCCAGCCCGAGAGTGAGATAAGTCCCGGAAGAGGACGGATGAAACGGGAGAAAAACGGACCCCGGATGAAAACGGCTTGCAGCGGGTGAAACAGCGCCTGATGGCGCTCAGCCACCGGTGTTTTCGGGGTCCTCGAGGCCGGGCAGGACGCCCTGGCGGGAAGCGAATTCAGCCTTGCGGTCGGCTTCCAGGATGCTGTAGATCTGCCGCCAGGTCAAGGCGTACTCGGCGGCCAGTTCCTTGATGCGCTCGGGCGTGTTGGCGCGCGCCGAGCGGGTGTGCTCGCGGTACTTGCGGGCGATCTCGCGGTTGCGCGGATCGTAGGCCACGGGCACGTAGATGTGCCGGCGGGCGTACTCGATGCAGACCGCGTCGGCGACCTGGCGCATGGCCCGGTCGGCCGACTGGGGGTCGATCTCCAGCACCGACATCAGCTCACGCACGCCGATGCGCACTAGGTCGCCGACGAACTCGCCCACCTCGCCGTCGGGCCTGCTCATCCTGCCGCTCCGCGCTTGAGCCATTGCTTGAGGCTCAGGATCACCAAGTCCTGCTGCGGCTTGTTGAGCCACTGGATCCGCTCCACGCCCGTCTGGCGGCAGGCGAAGGCCTCCAGCGACCGCATCGTGCGATCGCCCACCAGGCCGGCGTCGGCCAGGCGCATCCACAGCGACCACATCAGCCGCTGCGGCGGCGTCAGCGAGCCCTTGACGTGCCGGCCCTGCCCGTGCCCCGGCTGCTGCCGCAGGCAGGCCTGCAGGTGGGCCAGGAAGCGCCGGCGGCCGGTGAAGTCCAGCTCGGCCGCCGACCGCACGCCGGCGCAGACCGTGGCCATCAGGTCGCGGTACTCGTCGTCGCTGAGCTGCAGCTGCGCCTTGGCCATGTGGATGGCCGCCAGGTCACCGTTGCGGGCGGGGTTGGCGGCCTGGGCGCGCGGGGCTGACCTGGTCACGGCCGGGCCGCCCCCTCGTCGGCGATCATCGAGACCGCAACCTCTTCAACCTTGTCGGCCAGGTCGGTCAGCTCCGACAGGTTGAACTGGTCGACGCCGTCCCACTCGTTGGCCATCTCGAGCAGCCGAGCGCGCATCTTGCGCAGCGTGCGGCGCTGGTTGCCGGCCAGCTGCTTGTCGGTCAGGCTCACGCCGGCTCTCCCGTCACCGCATCCCGCCACCCGCCCTCAAGGCTCCAGCGCAGCAGCACCTGCTGCTGGGCGTCGTCCACCGACACGCGCAGCGTCGGGCAGCGCCTGGGATCTTCGCTGTTGTGCAGGGTCTTCACCAGGTCCTCGGCCGCGTCCAGCACCAGGCTGGTCTGCTCGTCGTCGGCCGCGTCGAATCGGCCCAGCACCTTCCAGGCGCCCGAGTTGTTGAGCTCGAGGCGCACGGGCTTCTTTATCCCGGCCTTCATCGCGGCGATCCCTGGCTGAAAAGGTCTGCGGTGTGCTCCCCGACATCGACCCACAGCATCGCCGTCGCCGCCAGTACCTCGATGACCGGGATCAGCCACGCCGGCGCACCGATCGGGATCAGGCACTCGATGATCTCGTCGCGCGTCGGCATGTCGCCGGTCCTCTTGACCATCGGCACCGGATGGCTCTGCACCGTCAGCGTCCAGCGCCGCTCGCTGGTGCGCGTCCCGAACGAGAGCACCAGCGGCGCGAAGCTGACCGAGTCGATGGCTGAAAACCTTGCATGGATCGCGTCCATCACCGCTCCCCCCCCAGCTGCTCGAACCGCCGCAGGAACAGCGCCTTGGCCACGAAGCTCGGCAGCGGCTCGAGCGTCCACGGCAGCGGCTCGATGCCCTCCAGGCACGACCATTCGGCCTTGCCGCGCGGCGGCATCAGGTCGCGCTGCTCGGTGGCCAGCATGACCAGGTCGGCGTGCTTGACGGCCGCCCGCGCATCCGGTCCCCACAGACCGAATCGGGCCAGCACCGCGTGCTCCACGCGGCTCTCGATCGACTTGTAGTCGCGCAGCAGCTGCTTGAGCGGGCTGCTCACGTCGCCGACGAAGGCCTCGGCCGCGTCGTGCAGCAGGCCGTGCATGGCGAACTCGTCGGGCACCAGGTAGCTCACCAGCACCGAATGCTGCGCCACGCTGTAGTGCACGCGGGTGTGGCCGGTGAAGCGGCAGATGTGGGCCAGCGCATGCGCGATCTCGTCGATGCCGAAGCGGCTGGTCTGCGGCTCCAGCAGGTCGAAGTAGCGACCGGCGGCGGTGATGATGGTCGGCGTCACGGCCGGTCCTTGGGCAGCTGGTCGAAGCACTGCTGCGGCAGCGGACCGACGAAGGCGGCCGGGTCGATCGGGCAGAAGGGCTGCGCGGCGGGGCCGACGTAGGCCAGGCCGACCTGGTCGTCAGCGTCGCCACCGCCGCAGGCGGACACGCCGGCCGCAGCGGCCAGCACGATCAGGATGGAAACGAAGCGCTTGCGCATGTGGAACTCCCTTGCAAAGGTGCCGGGGCGATAGGCCCGCCCCGGCGAGGGCCAGACGCGCTGCCGGGAAAGGTTGACCCGGCCCACGCCCTGAAGCGGTTGTTCGCTGACGGTCGATCGGCTCCGTCAGCCTGGGACACTCGCCCCTTGTCCCACCGGCCTGTCGCGCCCATGCCCGGCCGGCGCGCGGTGATTCCCTATGCCGCCTCTTCGGCCTCATCGGCCTGAGCGGCCGTGTCGGCGTCCAGCTTGGCCTCGTCGCCCAGGCTCTTCAGCAGCGCCGTGACGAGCTTGTCCACCGCGCTGTCGACCGCCTTGACGATCACCAGCTCGCCGGCCTCGGTGACCTGGCAGCCGATGGACTTGAGCTGCTGCACCGTCAGCTGGGCGAGCGCGTCCTTCACAGGCACTTCCTGGGTCTTGATCAGCACGTCGGCCTGCTCGGGCAGCTTGCGCTTGATGAGCTTGACGACCTGGTCGGCGTCCTCGAAGCGGATCGAGCCCTTGCCCTTCTGGAAGCCGAGCTTGATGCCGTACAGCACCACCGTCTTGGGCTTGGTGAACAGGTGCGGGTTGGCCTCCACCAGCTCGCGCAGCTCGTTCTCGTGCCTGAACGCGGCGTTCAGATGGCGCTTGATGGTCGGCAGGTGCTCGCGGTGCAGCGCGGTGATGGCGTCCTGCAGCGCGTTGACGCTGAGCTGCAGCCGCTCGCGCGCCTCGGCGTACACGCGGGCCTTGCCGTCGATGTGGGACATGCTCATGGGCTTCTCCGGTGGATTGGCGGGGTTGGGTCAGCCGTCTGCCAGCAGCAGCTGCCCGGCCAGGGTGGGCATGGACACGCCCAGCATCACGCTCATCAGGTGCAGCGAATGCAGCGCGCGCTTGCGCAGGAAGCCGCAGGCTTCGGCGATCTCGTCGGCCGTGACGGCGATGTAGTAGCCCGTCGACGGCGTGCCGCAGATCGGGATGCCCTGTCGGCGCGCCTGCGTGATCAGGTGGCGCACGCGCCGCTCGGGCATGGCCAGCTCGGCGGCAAGCGCGCGCACGCCCACGCCCTTGTCGCGCCCGAGGTGGGTGGACATGATGTTGACCAGGCCGGGATGCGGCGCGCTGTGCTTGCTCATGAGGCGGTGCCCTCCTGCGGTTGATCGGCGCCGGCCTCGCGGCGCTGGCGCGCGGCCTCGATGCGCGCACGCTGCTCCAGCGCCGCGCGGCTGGGCCGGCTGTAGTCGCCCGGCGGCGTGGTGGTGGCCACGGCGGCCGGCGCGGCGATGTCGGCCGCCAGCGCGGCCAGGTCGCGCGGCATGGCGTCGCGCGCGCCGGCGTTGCTGCGCTGGCGGCGCTCGGCCTCGCGCTGGGTCTCGACCTTGGACTCGGCGCGCTCGACCAGGCCGACCATCACCTCGTGCAGCAGCGCGTGGCTGGTCAGCGGCAAGCGCAGGTCGCCGGCGTCGCGCTTGGCCAGGATGACATCGATCGCGGCCGTCCACACCGCCGCCGGCGCCGGCCAGTCGCGGCCCTTGCGCTCGATGAAGCCACGCGCGATGTCGGTGTGAAGCTCCTCCACCAGCGTGGCGATGCGGTCGAAGCTCAGCGCCCGGCTGGCCGGCTTGAACAGCGCGATGTACTGGATCGACAGCGCGCCGAACGGCAGGCTGATGCGCACCAGCCGCGCCACCGCGGCGCGCGCCAGCTGGTGCGTCACCAGCGTGTCCAGGCCGAACTCGGCATGGCAGGTCGGGCAGCTCACGCGCATGCGGGCCGCTCCATCCACTGCGCGCCGACCACCTGACCGGGCAGGCCGAAGAACAGAACGCAGTGGCCCTGGCTGTGCATGTCAGCCAGCACGCAAAGGACGGCGTGCTCGGACACGGCGGCGTACTCCGCCAGCTCGCACACCGCCACGCGCTCGGCGGAGCGACGCTCCAGCTCGATGACGATGGTGGCAAACAGCGCCAGGCTCATGGCTGCGGCTCCTGGCCTGGCGCTTGGCGCGCGGCGGCGTTGGCCTTGATGCGCTCGGCGTTGCGGTGGTAGTAGGCGCGCTGCGCCGCGCGCGACGCCTCCAGGTCGCTGTAGTAGCGGCGCTTGAACTGCGCGGCGGCCATCTCGGCCAGCTTCTTGCCCTGGCGCTTGCGCCAGTCGGCCTTGTACTGGGCCATGCGCTCGGCGTTCTGTTCGACCCAGGCCTTGCGCCGCTCCTTCACCTCGGGCTTGGCGCGGTAGCGGGCATCGGCGGCGCGCTTGCGGGCCTTCTTCAGCTCCGCGGCCAGCTTGCGCGCCTCGGCGATGGCGCGGTCGTCGTCGCGCTCGTCGTCGACCAGCGTGCGCTCGACCTCGTCGACGCGCTGCACCACCTTGCCCGCCACCACCAGCGTGACGGTCTGCGCCGGCGGCGGCTTGCGCGGCGGCAGGCCGAGCAGCTGCGCGAACGGGCTGGCCGCTGGCTTGGTGCGGCTCATGGCGCATCGCCTTCCAGCGCCGCCAGCCGGCGCTGTTCCTGGAACAGCTCGCGCTCGCAGCCCTGGTCCAGGCCCTCCAGGTAGGCGGCCCGCGCGGCGTCCAGCGCGTGGTTGCGCGCAGCGTGCAGCGCGTCTTCGGCCTCGGCGGCGCGATCGATGGCGTCACCGATGCCCAGCAGCAGCACCAAAACCAGCGTCAGCAGCACGGTCCACAGCACGTCGGTCAGCGCGTTGCGCGGGCACTCGATGCGGGGCAGGCGGCGGCGGGGTTTGAGCATGGCGTCGCCCCCGCTCAGACGGCCGCGATCACGTCGCGCGTGACCACCGGCACACCGATCGACGCGGCCTCGTTCAGCGCGCGCGTCACCAGGTTGTTCACCGCCAGCGGGTAGCACATGCTCACCGCCGCGCCGCCCATCTTGCGCGTCAGCCGCGTGCGCAGCTGCTCCACCGCGGCGTCGTCGATCAGCGCCTGCAGCCGCACGTTCACCGCCGCTGCGCGCCGCTCGAGGTAGGGCTTCAAGTCGGCGTCCAGCGGCAGCAGCTCCACCAGTTCGCAGCGCTGCGCCACCTCGCGCAGCGCGCCGCTGCGCAGCCCGGCGGCCAGGCGCAGCTTCAGCTCCGGCTGGCCCAGCAACAGGATGCCCAGCAGCGGGCGCCGCCCCTCGCGCAGCTCGTGCAGCCGCTTCAGGTGCTTGAGCGTGGCGTCGGGCATGCTGTGCGCCTCGTCCACCACCAGCAGGTGCGTGTTGCCGGCCTGGGCGCTTGCGGCCAGCAGCTTGCGTGCGCGCACCGTGCGCGCCTGCAGCGACTGCGGCACCGTGTGCTGCGCGTCGAGCTGGGTGATGATGGCGTGCAGGATGTCGGTCGACTTCAGCGTCTTGCCGGCGTTGTCCGACTCCTCCATGCCCAGCACGCTGGGCTTGATGACGATGACGCCGCGCGGGTCGCGCTCCAGCCGCGCCTCGAGGTCGAGCAGCACCGTCGTCTTGCCCGCGCCGCTCTCGCCGCACACCGCGACGAAGCCGCCGGTCTGGCTGCACTGCCACGCCGCCTCACGCACGTAGGCGAAGTCGTCGCCGGTGAACATCATCTCGTCGCTGGTCACCTCGCCGTCGAACGGGTTGGTGAACAGCTTGAAGTGGCGCCGCGCCTGCGGCGACAGGGCTTGCTTGGGCAGCAGCATGTCGAGGTCCTCTTGAGTGGTGGCCGTCGCGCCAGCCGCGGGGCCACGCGATCGGCGTTGAACGTTGGGCGCCGCGTCGAACAGGTCGGCCAGGTCGTGCGCCGGAACGCCCTTTTCCTGCAACACCTTGCGCAGCCGCTGCTGCAGCACGTCGGGGTCGCTGCGGGCGGGCCAGATGCCGTGCGTGGCCAGCGAGTACAGCGCGCTGCGCGACAGGCCGGCCTCGCGCGCCAGGGCGCTGTAGCTCACCTCGTGCGCCTGCATGACAACCGACAGGATCAGCCTGGACATCATTCGCTGCCCCCGACGGCGCGCAGCTGCGGGCCCGCCGCCTGACCGGCGTCGGCCGCGCCGCTGAACAGGGCGGCGATCGCGCCCAGCTCGTCCTCGGGCACGCCGTCGGCGAAGTGCTGCGCCAGGTGCGCGTACACCTGCGGCGTGTAGGCCGCGCCCAGCAGCTCGCGCAGCCGCTTGGCCGCGTCCACGGTGTTCAGGCGCCGCGCCTGCAGGTTGCGCTCGGGCAGCGCCAGCTCGGTGCTGCGGCGCGGCAGGTAGGCCGGCACCGGCGTGGCCTTGACGTCGGCCATCGGGTCGACGAGGCCGGCGAAGGCCTGGGCGTGCTGCTTGCGGGCGCGCTGCGCCTCTTCCAGGCTGGGCAGACCGTCGCCGACCTTGTAGGCGCGGCGGGTCAGGTCGTTGCGGTTGCGGTCCACGTCGCTGTAGGCGGCGGTGCGCATGTCCTCGCCCCACACCGGGCCGCCGGCGCGGAAGCCCCATTCGGTGGTCTGCGCCGGCGCCACCACGTGCCAGCTCTGCTCGCCGGTGTCGGGGCAGATGAACTGCACGTCGATGTCCGGCGCGCGGAACACGTTCACCTGCAGGGTGACCTTCAGCCCGGCCACCACGCCCGGCACCTGGCTCAGGTCGTAGGTCCGGGTACCGTCCTTGTGGGCGAAGGTGATGGTCTTGTCGTTGGCCACGCGGCGGGTCTCGGGCTCACGCACCGCCGCCTCGCGCAGCGCCTCCAGGCTGGCCGGCACGCGCAGCTGCGCGGGCGTGATGGCCATCCACGCGCCGAAGCGGGTGCGGCCGTGGCGGGTGTGCACGCGGGTGGCGCAGTAGCTCACCGTCCAGGCGTCGATGCGCTCGTTCAGCGCGTCCAGCGTCACCTCGCGCGGGTCGGTGAAGCGAAAGCGCGTTTCGAAGTGCATGCGCACCAGGTCGTGCACCTTCTCGACGCTGCCCGTCACGCGCGCCGATCCGGCCGCGTGGTGGCGCAGCTCGAAGCCGGCCGAGCGCTCGAAATTGCGCATCACCTGGCTCTTGTTGGCGCCGCCCGGGTCCATCACCAGCATGAAGGGCACGCCGTGCATGGGGTTGGCGTCCTGCCGCCACATGGCCCAGGTCACGAAGTCCAGCAGGTTCTCGATCGACTCGCCGCCCAGGTAGTAGCGGCACTTGAAGGCGTGGCTGGCGTGGTCGGTGGCGGCGTAGCGCGTCAGCAGGTCGCTGCTGGCCTTGACCAGGTTGTCGACCTTGTTCTTGTAGAACTGGTCTTCGGGCATCCAGCGCAGCCGGCCGCCGGGCAGGTAGTAGTAGGCGCCGGTGGTGCTGTCGACCTGCCACACGTGGTTGGGATGCAGGCTGACCATCTGCACGCTGGGCGTGGGCAGCGCCAGCTGCTCGGGGTGCATGCGGTGGGCGTAGAGCTGGCGGCTGACGGTGCTCTCGTGCACGTCGGCGCGCAGCTGGCCGCTGGCGCGCAGCATGTCAAGCGCCGTGGCCACCGGCATGCGCTGGCCCTTCTGGTTGAGCGACGCGGCCAGCACGCCGGCCACCAGGCGCAGCTCGGCGTCGTCGAGCAGGCTGTCGCCGGCGTCGCGGCGGCGCTTGCGCCCGCTGTCCAGCCCGGCCTGGCCGAGCTTGCGGTAGGCCGTCTGCGGGCTGCAGCCCAGCGCGCGCGCCACCCGGTCCACGATGGCGGCCTTGGCGCCGTGCGGCGCGCGCAGCAACTGGTCGCGGGCGCCGGCCAGCACGTCGAATTCGGTGGCTGTGAGCATGATCCTCGGGGCGGGAGTTGAGACGGGGTCTTGAATGCGTGACGCAATCAAGTGCGGCGGTGCTTGGCAATGCCCTCGTTCATCTCGCGGCGCCAGCCGGGTTCGATGCGCTCGCCCATCAGGTCGATGCCGATGTTCGCTTCGGCGCACAGGTCGGCGAAGCGCTGGCCGATGAACTCCAACGTCTGACGCGCCTGCAGTTCGGTTGACTCGGTCGGCGGGTCGCGGAAGACCTCCACCGCCTCGGCCACCAGCTGCTGCAGCGCGATGTCAGCGGCCACGCCCAGGTCGCGCAGAAGGCCGATGTGGATCGACTCCCTTTCGTTGCGCGTGCCGTTCAGGCGGGCCTCTTCGGCCTCGGCCAGCTTGTTGAGCTTTTCGTCCTTCTTGGCGATGACCTTGTCCTTGGCGGCCATCGACTTCTCGGCCTCGTCGAGCTTGGTCTTCATCGCGCTGGCACGGCTGGCAAGCTCGCACATCAGCTCGACGGCCGCATCCTTGCTGCCTTCGGCGATCGCGGCCTTCACCTGGGCCTGCATGTCGGCAGGCAGCGCCTTCAGCGACTGGTAGTCGCGCGACGAGAAGCCGATCTGCTGCGCCTGCTCGTACAGGTCGGGGCCGAGGGTCTCGTAGTTGTTGGCCAGTTCCTGCATCCGGCGGTAGCTCTTGCGGAAGAACAAGAGGCAGAACTCGTCCAAATCTGCGACGCGTCGCAGATCGCCGTCAGGGCCCCTTACAAGCAAGTCCTTGAATTCATTGGATTTCTTGAGCCGGATGTACGTCTGCGCCAGTGCGACGTCTGCGACGCTGCGTTGAAAATCGAGCGCCTGGATGCGACCGACGTCCATGTACAGGCCGGCCGAGTTGATGGCGCCCATCTCCGCGGCCGATACCTCGTTGATCGCGGCAGAGACTGCTTTCACGGCCGTGGTCGACAGCTCGTCGACGAGGGCCGGAACACCTGGGGTCTTGGGGCGGGCCATGTCTCAACCCTCCTCGCCGTCGATGGGGCCGAAGAGCTGCTGCATGTGCAGCGCGACCAGGCGCTTGCCGTTCTCGTCGCGCATGGCGGCGCGGATCGCTGCCGACACGCTCTTGAGGGCGGCCACGTGAATGCGCACGTCCTCGGCGTACTCCAGCATCAGCTTGCGCACCAGGTCGTTTGCGCAGGCCAGCCTGGCGCCAGCTTCGTCGCCGGCCGCGACCATCTGCTCGATCTGCTCGGCCGTGACGAGCAGCGAAATGCCGAGCATCAGCAGTGCCGCATCAGCCTTGGCGACGGCTGCCGCCTGTTCGTAGGTGTTTTCAGACATCGGTGAGGTTCCTCGTGAAGCGGTTCTTGATCTCGGCGAGCCGTGACTCGGCGCGCTCGAAGGCGGTCAGGATGCGCAGCCCGGTCTGGCCGAACTGCGGGCCCAGGCGCCAGCGGCTGGTGGACTGGATCTGCTCGGCCCAGCCGAAGTGGCGGGCGTTGGCCAGGTCGCGCGTGACCTGGCTCGGGCTGTGCCCGCACTGCTTGGCGATGTCGCCCGGGGCCAGGCCTTCCAGCTCGTGGCCGGCCAGGGCCAGCAGCATGCGCATCAGGCGCTGCTGCGGCTCGCACAGGTACTTGGAGTCGGCGGCGTCGTTCACGTCAGCCCCCCTCGCTCAAGTCGACCTCGGGGTACATCGCCTGCATCAAGCGCGTGCCGAGCTGCGGCTGCAGCCGGTCCAGCGCGTCGGCGATGTCGCCGGCCACGGCGGTGCGGTGGTCGTGCAGGTCGTCGGCCTGCGCCGCCTTGCTGAAGGTGCGCGCCAGCTTGGCGCGGGCGGCGGCGGCGCGCTGCTCGGCCTTGGCCACAACCAGCACCAGCTCGGCCTGGGTGTTGGTGAGCGGGTTCATGCGCGCGCCGCCCGGGTGCGCCTGGTGGCCACTTGAAGGGCCAGCCCGGCCAGCTCGATGTCTTCCTCGAGCTTGCGCATCGCCGCGCAGTCCTGCGCCTGCAGCAGCCGCTCGAGCGTGCGCGGCGAGACGAGCATCAGCGTGCGGTTGGGGTCGCACCAGGTGGTGCTGTAGTCGCCGTGGCCGACCTCGAACAGCAGCGCCTCGTGGTCGGCCGAGCGCACGTGGGCCCACACGCCGAGCATCTGTTCCTCGGTGCGCAGGTCGGCGACCTCGATCGAGCGCGCCGGCGTCCACCAGACGAGCGAGAGCATCGAGCGCAGCTCGCACTGCGGGTGCGTCAACGGCGGGGCTTCGAAGAACACGTGCACGCCGGGGTCGGTCGACCCGCGAACGCTGGCCACGGCGCGGTACAGCAGTCCATTCATGGGGGGGGCTTTCGGTTGGGGGGTGGGGTCAGGCGGCCTTGCGGGCGCGCCGGTCGGGCTTGGCGATCGCGCGGCGGTTGGTCGCGCTGCGCCGGTCGGGCTGGTCGCTGGTGCGGCGGTCGGGCCTGGGCGCCGCGGGCTTGAAGTCGGCCGCGGCGATCACGTGGCCGACCTTCATTCCAAGGGCCACGGCGGCGCGGTGCGCCTCGCCGCGCAGGCCCTGCTGGGTGCCGCGCAGCAGGTCGACCACCGTCATGCGGTTGAAGCCGTGCAGCCGGCACCACTCGGCCACGCTGACGCCGGCGGCTCGGAACTCGGCGCGGACCTGTTCGGGGGTCTTGGGCTTTAGCATGGGAAGATGTGGGAAACCGCCAAAGTCAGGCGAGGTGAACGACGACGACCGTGTCAACAGTCGAGGGGACGAAATGCGTGTGCATGTGGTGCGGTGTGGTGACGCGGCTGATACCGTGGGAGCGAGTATGGGACAAATTAGTCGCATGTGCAAGGGCTTTTGATGTCGCATCCTGAAGACATCGAGCTCTCTGTCGGGCAACGCATCACGAAGCTGTGCGGTGAAACGCCGCGCGTGCAGATCGCCGCCTTGCTGGGGATGGACCGAAAGACCATCGGCCGATGGGAGGCCGACTTGGCCTTGCCCGACGGCAAGTCGCTGTTGCTGATGTGGGAGAGGCTGCGCGCCAGCCCGGATTGGGTGCTCACCGGCAGCGGGTCGCCCCCGCCTTTGAACGATCGGGAGCTGCGGCTGTTGGCTTGCTTCAATGCCGCGCCGCGATCAGTTCAGGAGGCAGTGCTGCGAGCGCTCGAATTGGGCGAGCCGTTGAAGACCAGGACGACGGGCAAGCAGGTGTTCCACGCGGCAGTCAGCCAGGTCGTGCAGGGCGACAGCAACATAACGGCCGGCCGATTCACGATGCAAGACGCGGGCGGCGTCTACCCGGTTACGTCAAAGAAGTCGCCGAAGAAGCCCCCGGGCAAGCCCTAGCCTGCAAGCTCTTACACCCGCAATCGAAGGGTCCGAGCCGCGCGCGCATCCGCAAGAATCAGGACGGGCGCGGGGCGGCCCGCGACAACGGGATCAACACCAATGCAACACTTCGAGGCGCCGGTGACGCACGTGGCCGGCAACGATCTCCACGTGCATCAGTACGGCCCTGACTCGGCGCCGCCGGACGATCCGGCCCTGTCGGTGCAGTGCTGGCAGTGCAGGCGGCCAACCTGGCGCTACACGTCAGCGTGCATGCACTGCGGCGTGCGGCTCACGGCTCGATGGTTCGCCCGGCTGATGGTCAGGCTGGCGCATGGGATGGGAGGTGGGAGATGAGCGCATCAGTTCGGATTACATCGGTCCTGACGATCGCAGCGCTTGCCGGCGGATGCGCAACGACCCAGGTTCCGCCTGGCCAGGCTCGACCGGTGCCGCAAGAGCGCTTACTTTCTGCGCCCAGCGTCGGCCAGGCCGACATCGTGGTGGTGCGCGACAGCGGGCTCATGGGCGGGGGGTGCTACTACCTGTTGTCCGTCAACAAGGCGCCGGCGGCTCGCATGGACACCGGCGAAAAGGTGTCGCTGCGCGTTCCGGCGGGCGACCTGCTGTTGACCGTGGGGCGCGATCCCGACGGCAAGGCGCTGTGCGGGCTCGAACCAGACCACAAGGTGCAGCGGGAGTTCAGTATCAGGGCCGGTGAGGTGAAACACTTTCGCATGCTGATAGGCAATGGCGGGATGGATGTCATGAGGTCGGACTACTGACGCTGCAAAGGTCGCGCAATGGCTTTCATGATTTCCCGGTTTGGGCAGCATGTCGAAGCTGACGAAGCATTCTTTGCCGCAGGTGATGTCGATCTGGACGCCAAGCGTGCCGCGCTTTCAGTCAAGACCAACCCCGTCGACAGACACTACCTGCTTCAGTCACTCGTTGAGGAACTGGCTCGCGCCGTGAGGAGCCAGAAGGCCCATCCGGCACAGCTGATCGAGGTCGCAGAGCGCCACATGAGCGAGCTGCCGCAATTGCTGCGTGACCTCGAGCATCACGAACGCGAATCACGGCGCGCGCGCGGGCAGACGGCGCAGGCTTACTCGCACCCGGCGGTTAGCACACCTGGTCTTCTCGCTGCTGCCTATCGCCGCAGCGGAGATGAGGGCGCCGCTCGGCGCGTCGAAGCTCACGCGGCGGCAATGGGGATCTGAGACATGACTGCAAACGCCTTCGGCGGCCATCCGCCCGCCCACTCTTGACCCGCGGGAGACTGCATGTCGGCAAAGCCGTTCAAGGTCCACTTCACTCGTTCGTCCATCGGTGACGATGGCAAGGGCAAGCTCGGCCAGTCCCTTGCTGCATGGTTTGCATCGCACGGCGCCCACTTGCCAAAGTGGCAACTGGAGTCAGAGTGGTACCAGGTGCGAGACCTCAAACTGGTTGGTGAGGTCTGGATGGGCACATTCGCGCACCTTCGACCCGACGCCCCGCACGTTGTCGATGAAGGGGACAGGGAGCGCGAGATCCTCCTGGGTCCGCAAGACCATGTGCTCGACAAGTGCCACTTCATCTACCGGTCGAGCAGCGACGTGCTCGTGTGGCAGGTCAGCCGGTCCGCAGGCAGCCTGACAAAGCTGGCTCAGTATTTGAGCGAGCTGGGTGGGACGATTGCGAATCTGCCGTACATCTGCGACCTGGAGCGCCTCGAACAAATCCTCGGGGGGCAGGTCTATGAGATCCAGTTCTCCTATGCGCGGCCACTTGTCAAGCAGGAGTCCGCCCCGCAATGGACAAACAGGATCTTCGATACGTTGTCAGACGTGCATGGCGCGCGGGCACAGGTGAGGTTGACCGCGGAGCGCAGAGGCGCGCTAAGCGATCGCGCCAAGCAGTGGATTCACTCCATGATCGGTGGACCGGGCTTCGAGCATGTCAAAGTACGGCTGTCCGACGAAACAAGCCTGGTCGATCTGGTGATGGCCCCCATGAAGGAACGGATTCAGGTCCCGCTGATCGGGCGCTACCCTGCGCCTGGCCAGGTTTTTGTGGAACTGGAGGCAGCCTATGACCGCAAGCGCGAACAGATTCAACGTCAGAGCGACACCGGGGACTTCTGAAGGTGCAGCCATGCGCCCTGGCATCTTCCCCCTGGCAACCAGCGCAGTCGCAGGGCTGCTCGCATGGCAGCTCGAGATCAAGCCGGTGCTCGAGACTGCAGCCGATCGCATCGCCTTTGCCAGCGCGATCGCCTCGGTATCCGTAACGATGCTGGGCTTCATGCTGGCTGCGCTGGCAGTGCTGGCCAGCATCAACCATACGCACCTGGTCGGCATGATGAAGAAGACGGGGCACTACCTCGATCTGTTGAAGACTGCCTTCGTCGGCGCGTCCTTCTTTCTGTTATGCGCGCTGAGCGGCTATCTGGTGCTGTTCGGCTATGAACCAACGAGCCGCGCCTGGTATGTGCTGGCCGGCGTTCATGTCGGCGCGCTGGTTGCCTTGCTCGACCTGGCCAGGAAGCTCTGGATGGTGCTGGAGAACCTGCGGCAGCAGTCCTGATTGAGCCGAGGGGCCACCGGCATCTCCTGAAGTTCTTCAACTTCCGCGCCGCGCGCGCGCGGGCCAAAGTGCCCGCATGTCGCAAGCGCCTGCCACCGCTGCCAACGCCTTCCCCGCCCGCACGATCGACCTTATCGTGGTGCACTGCTCGGCCACGCCGTCGGGCCAGGCGCTGGCCACCGGGCTGGGCAACCGGCGCCGCACCGCCGCGCAGATCATCGACCACTGGCACATGCAGCGCGGCTTCGCCCGCGCTGCGGCTGCCGTGGCCAGCTACAACCCCGGCCTGCCGCACATCGGCTACCACTACGTGATCGACCTCGACGGGTTGATCCAGGGCGGCCGCCGCCTGGCCGAGGTCGGCGCCCACGTGGCCGGCCACAACGCCCACAGTGTGGGCATCTGCCTGGTCGGCGGCGCCGAACTCAAGGCGCGCTACAGCCGCGCGCAGTGGGGCTCGCTCAAACAGCTGGTGGGCACGCTGAGCATCCAGCGCCCCGGCATCCGCGTGCTGGGCCATCGCGACCTGTCGCCCGACGCCAATGGCGACGGCACCGTGACGCCCGGCGAATGGCTCAAGACCTGCCCCGGCTTCGACGTGGGCCTGTGGTGGTCTCTGCACGGCGCGCCGCCGGCAGACCAGGTGCTGTGATGCCCCACGCCACGCCCGTGCTGCCGCCGGTGCTGCAGGTGCAGCTGATGCCCAACGCCAAGCCCTGGTGGACCAGCCGCACGCTGATCGTCAACGCCATCGCCCTGGCGCTGGCCGCAGCCGAAAGCCAGTTGCACCTGCTGCAAGCGGTGCTGCCGGTCAACGTGTTCGCGCTGCTGGCCTTCGTGCTGCCGGTGCTCAACGCCGGGCTGCGTCTGGTCACCACCACGTCGGTGGCGATGGGCGTGCCGCGTTCGACCGCACCCGCCGTGCCGCCCGCCGAACCCCCCACCGTCAACGAGGAGAGTCGACCATGACTCGACTGATCGCCGTGCTGCTGGCCCTGGTGCTGGGCCCCTCGCTGGCGGGCTGCTCGGCCAGCCTGCAGGGGTTGCTGACCAACCGCGTGGTGATCAACGTCGCCCAGGACGGCTGCGCCACCAACAGCCGCTGGTTCGGGCTGTCGATCGGCGCCGACGTGGATGAGCGCGACTGCCGGGTGATCGTCGATGCGCTGCGGCTGCGAACGGCGATGGAAGCGCTGGCCGCCGCGCAGGCCGCCGGCGCAAGGTAGGTGGTGATGCCGGACATCAGAGACCTCGTGCTCTTCGCGCTCACCCTGGGCAACCTCGTGGCCAACATCGCGCTGTGGTTGAGGAAGCCCGGGGAGGACGCCGGCCAGGCCGTGCAGACGCTGCGCAGCGAGACGCGCGAGTCGATCTCCAGCCTGCGCGGGCGCGCCGACGTGATGGAAGAGCGTGTCAAGCACATGCCGACCACCGACGAGCTGACCGAGCTCGAGGGCCAGTTCAGCGCCATCCGCGAGCGGTTGGTGGGCCTGGACGACACCACCAAGAACACGCGCGCTGCGGTGCAGCGCATCGAGGACTACCTGCGCCGCAGCGGCAAATGACGAGCATGAACTTCGCCCAAGCCGAGACCGAAGACCGCCGCCTGGTGATGCTGCGCGGGCTGCAGGCTGCTGCGCACTACCGTGCCAACGCCTACCTGCTGCGCCGCTACTGCGAGAGCCTGGGCCACACCGTGAGCGCCGACCGCATTGAGCAGGACATCGCCTGGCTGGCCGAGCAGGGCCTGGTCGACCGCAAGGCGCCCGAGGGCGTGACCGTAGCCACTCTGACGCAGCGCGGGCAGGACGTGGCCGACGGATCGGCGTGCGTGCCGGGCGTGGCGCGGCCGCGTCCCGAGTGAGCGGCAGATGCCCCCGGTTGCCAAGATCGCCAAGCTGCCGCCCGAGCTGCGCAAGTGGCTGCACGAGACTTTCGTGCAGCGCGCCTTCGGCGACATCGAGGGCATCACCGCGGAGCTGAACGCGCTGATGAAAGAGGCCGGCGTGGCCATCACCATCGGCAAGAGCGCGGTGGGCGCCGAGAGCCTGAAGGTGCGCCGCGCGCAGGAGAGCATTGCCGCCACCACGCGCGCCATGCAGCTGATCGCCGACACCGCGCCCGACGAGGCCGACAAGCGCGGCGAGGCGCTGAACGCGATGGTCAGCCAGGGCGTGTTCGAGGTGCTGCTGGACGTGCAGCAGGCCGGCGAGGAAGACGACCCCGCCGCGCGCATGCACCTGCTGAACAAGGCCGCGCTGGCGGCCGGGCGCCTCACCACCACCAGCGTGCGCCAGCGCCAATGGCGCGCCGAGGTCGAGACCAAGGCCAAGGCCGCCGCCGACGCCGTGACCAAGATCGCCCACGGCGGCGGCCTGACGCCGCAGCAGGTGCGTGAGATCCGCGACCAGATTCTGGGCATTGCGCGGCGCGATGGTGCGCCGGCAGTGCCCACCCCCGCAGCCTGATCGAGCGCGCCCAAGGGCCGCTCGATGGTGCGCACGACGCAACCGCAACCCTGGAGCCCAACATGCTCACTCTGACCAACATCCTCACCCGTGTGCGCAGCCTGGTGCTGGGCGAGAGCCGCGCGGACGGCGCATTCAGCGCCTCGCGGCGTCTGCTGCTCGGCGCCACGGCGGCGCTGGCACTGGCATCGCTCGGGCTGCCGACCCCGGCCGATGCGACGCTGACCATCAGCACGGCGTCGCGTCAGAACATGGCGACGGCGCTCCTGGCCGACATTTCCGGCGGCACGATCAAGCTCTACAACGGATCGAAGCCGGCCGCGCTGGGCACGCCTGCGGGCACGCTGCTGGCCACGCTGAACCTTGGGGCGCCGGCAGGCACCGCAACCAACGGCGTCATCACCATCGGCTCCGTGACGCAGACCAACACCAGCCACGTGAACGGCACGCCGACCTTCATCCGCTTCAGCGACAGTGGCGGCACTGCGGTGGCTGACATCGACATCGGTGCGGGCGCAGGCAACGTGCAGTTTTCGGGCACGGTGGTCAACGGCCAGAACGTGACCGTGACCGGACTGACGCTGACCATGCCCAACGCCTGACGGCAGCCTGCGGCAACCCCAGGCATTGCCGTGGCAATCCCCGCGCTCACCGTCTATAGCGTCGCGGCCGGTCAGCCAATCCACGCCGGGCGCTGGCCTGGCGGGCGGCTGACGGGCGATGCTGCGCTGTCTGCTGTCGAGGCGGCGGGGGCGATGCTGTCACAGCCCTCAGACGTGACGGGTGACATAGTTCTGTCGCCCGTGCTGCCGGTTGGGTCGCTGCGTGGAGCCGATCCTGCCCCATACCAGATTGCGTCAGATGGCATGTGGACGTGGTTCACATCGCCGGTCGCCGTGTTCCACAACGGAGCGACGTACTGCGGTTATGTCAAGGCAAATGGTAGGCAGGGGATTGCCAAGTGGGTGCATGAGACAGATAGTGGGTCCGTCTTCGAGTTGTCGACCTCGTTTCAGGTTGACGATCACAACAACGCGGCCGTGCTCGTCAGAGAGGACGGCAAGATCGTCGCTGTGTACTCGGACCACACAGAAAACACGTTTCGCTATCGCGTGTCGTCTAACGCTGAGGACATATCGGCGTGGGGCGCAGAGCAGTCGCACTACCCATCTGACCCAGACCCACACAGCTACCAAAACCTGTTGTACCTGTCGACGCCGGGGCGCTATTACGTCTGGTATCGAGAAGGCCAGTCGAAGCGTCGTGCGGTTTCGACCACCGATTGGTCGACCTGGGATGCTGAGCGCACGTGGGTGCAGAGCGGTGCAACAGGAAATCTGAACGCTTATACCAAGACCATCCACAACGGCATCAATCGAGTCGATTTCGTCTTCACGGACCAGGCGCCAAATTCGGACGGCACGACTTCGTTGCCGTCGTCGGTGTTTCACGGGTACATGACGGTGGATAGCGCCGGCAATGAGAGCTTCTTCAACAGTAGTGGGGCATCGCTCGGTGGGAACGGTTCGCTGACAAACACGACCGGCACGAAGATTCTCGATTACGCCGAAGCACGTGGGAATTTCTGGATCTGGGACATCACCTACGGCGCAGGCGGCGAGCCGCAGGTGCTGATGGTTGGATTCGCGGACCACAACGATCACATCTACGTCCACGGTCGGTGGAACGGCTCCGCGTGGGTCTGCACAACGATTACGACAGCCGGCCCAGGGCTGTACACCGGCAACGACTTCTACAGCGGAGGCATGTGTTTCGACAGCCAGGACGCGACGAAGGTCTACCTGTCGAAGCAAGTCGGGAGTGCCTGGGAGCTGCAGGAGTGGCGGACACCGGACAACGGTGCAACGTGGTCGAAGTACCGCGACATCACAAGCGGGTCGGCGGCTGGAGTCAAGAATTGCCGCCCAATGAGTCCGCGCAATCACGACGGCCGCGCCGCGGTCGTGTGGTGGTCGGGGACGTACACCAACTTCAACTCGTGGAGCACCTCCGTTAAGGCGGTAGCCGGGATGGCGTGAGGTACTAAATGAGCTTCGCATCAGACACCTTCAGCGGCAGCGCGGGCACAGAGCTGAGCGCGTACAGCGCCTCCTGGGCAAAGCAATCCGGGTACACGCAGAACGGGCTGATCGGAAACGACGGACAGTACGCCTACCACGCTGGGACGGGCGGGTACGCCGTATACCAGCACTCTGGTGCGCCCGCGAGCGCGGACTATTCCGTATTCGCAAGCCTATTCAGGAAGGCTGGAACACCAGCGGCCACTGGGCCGCAGATGGGGGTGTGCGGGCGGATGCAGGCGGGGGCTGGCACGTTCTACGCCGTCCTCTACGAGCACGGCAATACGCGATTCAGTCTGTACCGATTCAACGCGACGACGCCGACGCTGCTGGGGACGCGCTGGACACATACGCTCACGACGACGCCAGAGACTGTCGAGCTTCGGATGTCCAGCAGCGACATCAGCGTCTACGTGGATGGCGTCTTGCGAATCGGCCCGGTCACCGACAGCTCGCCGATCTCAACGGCTGGCAAGGCCGGGATCATCCTGTTCGACATGAGGCAGACCGGCGTCAACGACACCGGGGGCCTGGACAACTTCGATGCCGTCGATGCCGCGATACTGAGCGACCTCAGTGGCAACGTCACCCTCGATGCTGTTGCGCCCGCCGGCACCCTGGCCGACGCCGGCCCCACTGCGCTGACTGGCAACGTCACCCTTGACGTGGTGGCGCCGGCAGGATCACTCGGCCTGCAGCCCGGTGTCGTCACCGTGCCTGCGCTGCGCAACTGGTCTGGCAGCCTGCAGACCAGCGTGACGATCCCGGTTGTCACCGTTCTCTCGATGACCACAGGCGCTCAGGTGCTGGCGTTGACCGACCAGGTGACTGACGGCACCACTGCCGATCTGACCATCACCGATGTCGCGCTGGTCCCGGGCACGGCCTACATGGTGGCCGGCTGGTCCGCTGATGGGTCGCAGCGCTTCGCGGTGCCGATCACTGCCGCCTGACTATGAGCACCAGCTACGGCGCCACGCCGCCCGGCATCACCGGCACCCACTACGGTGGTCCGGGCCTGGGCGTGCTCGGGTCCCAGGTGCCGTCTGGGGGCCTGGATGGCACCGGCTACTTGTACGCTGGTCTGAACCTGCCGGCTGATGCCAACAAAGAGGTCCGGGGTCCGATCACGCGCTGGCCGAGCGGCGCGCTGACTGTTTACGAGGACAGCAGCTTCAGCTACACCGGTTCGAGCGACTACGCGCTCTATGCGCTGTACGTCGATGGCGTTGCGAGCACCGATGACATCGGCTACGGGGCGGGTATCGGGAGGATCGAACTCGCTGTGGGCGGCGGGCTTTCCGGCAACGTCGACCTCGATGCCGTCGCCCCTTCGGGCGCCCTGGCCACATCCGGCGCCAGCGCGCTGTCAGGCGACGCCGCGCTCGAGCCTGTCATGCCAGCCGGCACGCTGGCCGACGCTGGGCCCAGCGGGCTGTCGGGCGGCATCACGCTGGGCAACGTCGCACCCGGCGGCAGCCTCACCGGTGACGTGTCCGCGGCGCCGACCCTCATCCCCAGCCTCAGCCGCGGCGTCGACTACGTCATCCGCCTGCACGGCGTCGACTGCTTCCCCATGTGAGGGCCCCATGCGCCGCCTGCCCCCCACCCCCCAGACCCCGTTCGTGATTGGCGAGGTGCACGACATACCGTTCCGCTTCGGCCGCGAGATGACCGCCGACGAAACCGTGGCCAGCGTCACCGTCGACTGCGCGTCGGTCGGCGCCGTGGTCGATCCCGACCCGGATGCATCGGTGGCCACGCCTTACGCCTTGTCCGGCACAACGGTGCTGCAGCGCTTTGCGGCGCTGGTGGAGCAGACGCGCTACGTCGTGTCCGTCACGGCCACCATGTCCAGCGGCCGCGTCTTCATCGGCCAGGCGCTGGTGATGGTGCTGCCCAAGATCCGGTCATGACCGACCCCACCCTCGCGCTGCGCACCGACGCCGCCGACCCCGACGCGCCGCCGCCGGTGCTGCTGGCCTACCAGGCCGACTGGGTGGCCGACGAGGCGCAGCTGAAGGTGGGCGAGAAGGGCCGCCGCATCGGCCTGACCTGGGCCGAGGCGTCAGACGACGTGCTGATCGCCAGCGCCGCCGGCGGCTCCAAGGTGTTCTACATCTCGGCGACCCAGGACATGGCGCGCGAGTACATCGAGGCCTGCGCGCTGTGGACGCGCGCCTACCACGTGGCCGCCAGCGCGATGGGCGAAGGCCTGTACGACGACGGCGACGACGGCGACGGCAAGAAGCGCGTGATCAAGACCTACGAGATCGCTTTCCCGCACTCGGGCCACCGCATCGTCGCGCTCAGCAGCAGGCCCACCAACCTGCGCGGCAAGCAGGGCGTGATCGTGATCGACGAAGCGGCGTTCCACGGCGACCTGCAGGCGCTGCTGAAGGCCGCGATGGCCATGCTGCTGTGGGGCGACAAGGTGCGCATCATCAGCACCCACGACGGCGTGGAGAACCCGTTCAATGCGCTCGTGATGGAGGTGCGCGCCGGCAAGCGCGGCGGGCCGGCCAAGGCCAGCGTGCACCGCATCCCCTTCCAGCGCGCGGTGGCCGACGGCCTGTACAAGCGGGTGTGCCTGCGCAAGGGCAAGACCTGGACGCAGGCGGCCGAGGACGAGTGGGTGCGCGACGCCTACGCCTTCTACGGCGACAACGCGGCCGAGGAGCTGGACGCAGTGCCGTCGGCCAGCGCCGGCGCCTACCTCAGCCTGGCGCTGATCGAGCAGCGCATGGTGCAGGCCTGGCCGGACAACCCCGCGGGCCCGGTGATCGTGCGCGGCAAGTGGGACGACGGCTTCGCCTACCTGCCCGAGGAGGTGCGCCGCCACGCCGTCAAGGGCTGGATCGCCGAGGCGCTGCAGCCGCACCTGGACCGGCTGAACAAGGCCCTGCGCCACGCCTTCGGCGAAGACTTCGCGCGCAATCGCGACCAGGCCGTGACGGTCTTGGGCGAGGAAGACACCGACCTGACGCACCGCCCGCGCATCGTGATCGAGCTGAGCAACTGCCCGTTCAGCAGCCAGCAGCAGATCCACGAGCACGTGGTCGACAGCCTGCCGCGCTTTCGCGGCGGGGCGATGGACGCCACCGGCAACGGCGCGGCGCTGGCCGAGGCGATGGCGCAGCGCTACGGCGTGGAGATGGTCGAGCAGGTCAAGCTCAACGATTCGTTCTACCTGGCGCACATGCCCAAGCTCAAGGCCGGGCTGCAGGACGGCACGCTGCGTGACCTGCCGCGCGACGAGCAGCACCGCGACGACCTGCGCGCCATCAAGCTGGTGCAGGGCGTGCCCAAGGTGCCGCGCCAGGCCACTCAGACCGCCGGCCAGAAGGCCGCCGCGGCCGAGGGCGGGGAGCGGCTGCAGCGCCACGGCGACTACGCCATCGCTCTCTTCCTGATGGAGTACGCGTTCCACCGCGAGGCCGGCGAGATCGCCTGGACGCCGGCGCCGGGACGGCACTCCAGCTTCGACGAGGCCACCGGCGGCGGCGCCGACTGGGCCAGAAAGGCGGGCTGGTGATGCGCCGCAATCGGGCTGCCAGCCCAGGAACACCGTTTAAAAACGTTTTAAACGGTCGCACCCATACCCACGCCGCGGCGGCGGGCCTTCAGGGCCGCCACGGGGCGATTTTCCAATCCGATCCGGAGCAGGCATGAACACCCTCGTCGACGCCAGCGGCCGACCGATCGACATGGCCGCCATCCGCGAGCCGCAGACCGCGCGCGTGGCCCATCTGCAGCGCGAGTTCGACGCGCACCCGAGCCGCGGGCTGACGCCGGACCGGCTCAACCGCATCATGCAGTCGGCCGAGCAGGGAGACCTGGTCGGACAGATCGAGCTGGCCGACGACATGGAGGAGCGCGACGCGCACCTGTACGCCGAGCTGGGCAAGCGGCGCGGCTTCGTCACCGCGCTGGACTGGTCGGTGGAGCCGCCCGAGGGCGCCACGCCGGCCGAGGAGAAGCTGGCCAAGCAGGTGCACGAGTGGCTGGAGATGATCCAGGCCGAGGCCAACGGCGTGACCGGCGGCATGGCCGTGCTGCTGGCCACCATGACCGACGCCATCCTCAAGGGCTTTGCGCCGCAGGAGCTGGTGTGGGACTACGTCGGCGACGGCTCGGGCCGCAAGGTGATGCTGCCGCGCGCCACCTGGCAGCCGCAGCGCTGGTTCACCACCAGCGCCGACCGCCGCCGCTTCCTGCTGCGCAGCCGCAGCATGACCGAGGCCACCGCCGAGCTGCCCGCGGTGATGGGCGAGGAGCTGCTGCCGTACGCCTGGCTGATGCACGTGCACCCGGCGCGCAACGGCTATCTGGCGCGCGGCAGCCTGGCGCGGGTGCTGTTCTGGCCCTACCTGTTCAAGAACTACTCGGTGCGCGACCTGGCCGAGTTCCTGGAGATCTACGGCCTGCCGCTGCGCCTGGGCAAGTACCCGGCCGGCGCCGGCGACAAGGAAAAGCTCGCGCTGCTGCAGGCCGTGACGCAGATCGGCCACAACGCCGCGGGCATCATCCCGCAGAGCATGCAGCTCGAGTTCCAGGCCGCAGCGGCCGGCACCGAGGTGCCTTTCGCGGCCATGTGGGACCGCATGGACGCGGCCGAGAGCAAGGCGATCCTCGGCCAGACGCTCACCGCCAGCGAGGGGCAGCATGGCACCCAGGCGCTGGGCAACGTGCACAACGAGGTGCGGCACGACATCGGCGAGGACGACGCGCGCCGCATTGCCGAGACCATCACGAGCCAGCTCATCCGGCCGCTGGTCACGCTCAACGTGGCCGGCGCCGACCTGCGCCGGCTGCCGCGCTTCGTGTTCGACACCGGCGAGGCCGAAGACCTGGCGCTGTTTGCCGATGCGCTGCCCAAGCTGGCCAAGAGCGGCATGAAGATCGGCCGCAAGTGGGCGCAGGAGAAGCTGCGCATCCCCGAGCCCGAGGACGGCGAGGACGTGCTGCAGGGCCCGCCGGACCCCCAGCCCGCGCCGCCCCCGGGCGCGCCGGGACGGCCCGGGCAGATCCCCAAAGACTCTCCAGTTCCGCCACCGCCGGCCGACGCGAAGGTGGCGCTGGCCGCGCTGGCTGCCGCGCTGAATGCGCAGGTGGCGGCGCCGGCACCGCCGCGCGACCTGATCGACGAGCTGGTGGCCGAGCAGGCCGCGCAGTGGCAGCCGCTGCTGGGCCCGCTGGTGCAGCCGCTGCTGGCCGAAATGCAAAAGGCGCTTGCTGCCGGCGAAAGCCTGGAAGCCTTCGCGGCGCGGCTGCCCGAGCTGATCCCCCGACTCGATGCGCAGCCGGTCACGGCCGCCATCGCCCAAGCTGCGTTCGCCGCCCGCCTGGCGGGCGAGGCGGGCGTGGACCTCAACCAGGAGTGACGACATGAAAGTGCGAGCCAAGTTCCTGTGCAACAGCAAGATGGACCTGCCGGACGGCGGTGTCACCGTGTGGATGTCGCCGGTGTACAGCAGCGACCCAGCGAGCGAGAACAAGGCGTTCTGCGACGCCACGCCGGCCGGCGTGCTGCAGATGCAGATCAGCAAGGGCAAGCCGGCGGCGGATGTCTTCGTGCAGGGCAAGCAGTACTACGTGGACATCCTGCCCGTCTGACGCCGCCTGACGCCCCATGCCCGCCACCATCACCCTGGGCGCGCTCGCGCCCGAAGACAGCTTCGCCGCCTTTGCGGCGCGCGGGCTGCTGCGGCCGAGCTTCCGCTGGCAGGAGGTGTGGCAGGCCGAGCATGCGCGCGCCTTCGCCGTGGCCGGGGTGATGCGGCTGGACGTGTTGCGCACCATCCGCGACCAGGTCGACAGCGCCGTGGCCAACGGCACCGGCTTCGAGGAGTTCCATCAAGCCCTGAAGCGCCAGCTGGTGGCCAAGGGCTGGTGGGGCAACCTCGAGATCACCGACCCGAAGACCGGCGAGGTGCGCACCACCAAGTTCAACGACGCGCGGCTGCAGCTGATCTTCGACGTCAACATGCGGCAAAGCCACGCCGCCGGGCGCTGGGCGCGCATCATGCGCAGCCGCAGCCAGACCCACATCGTCTACCGCACCATGCGCGACGAGCGCGTGCGCGCCAGCCACAAGCCCTGGGACGACGTGGTGCTGCCCCGGGACCACCCCTGGTGGGCCACGCACTACCCGCCCAACGGCTGGCGCTGCCGCTGCACCGCCTTCGGCATCGACGAGCGTGGCATCGAGCGCATGCGTGCCGCCGGCGCCAGGATCAAGACCGAAGCGCCGGCCACGCAGTGGGTCGAGTTCGAGAACAAGTCCACCGGCCAGGTCGAGCGGGTGCCGCGCGGCATCGACCCCGGATTCGCCTACAACCCCGGCCAGGTGCACGTGGCGCAGGGCATCGAGCAGCTGGCGCGCAGCCTGGCCGCGGTGCGCGGCGCCAGCGTGCGCCCGGCCGGCGCCGCGGCCAACGATGCCGGCAGCGCCCTGCAGCTGCAGCGCGCGGCCATCGCGCGCGGCCGGCGCGAACAGGCCTTCCGCGACTTCCTGGCCGACCCGCCGCCCAAGGTCGACACCGGCCTGCCGGTGGCGGCCGTGCCCGCGCCACGCGGCGAGCCGGCGGTGGCCAGCGTGCGCGCCGCCGACCTGCTGCGCCAGGCGGGCGACCCGGCCTACCCGCGCGCGCTGCCCACCGTGGCAGCCGACTGGGCGATGGCGCAGGCCGTGATCGACCGCGGCCAGCGCCTGGACCTGGCCGGCGGCCGCGTGCTGTGGTGGTGGGCGCGCGGCACGGGCGATGCGCGGCGCGTGCACGTGCTCGAGCTCGAGCGCGGCGCGCTGGTGTGGTGGACGCGGCAACTGGCCGCATTGAGCGTCGACGAAGCGCGCACGCGCTACCCGGCGCTGGAAGGACTGCTGTGAATCATCACGCCGACAAGCCGGCGCCCGCCGTCAATCCCTGGGGCCTGACCGAGGTGGAGGCGCGCACGATGGACGCGTTCATCGAGGCGGGCAGCCACAAAGGGGTGGCCCGCAAGATCAACCGCTCGGTCAAGACGGTCGAAGCGCACTGCGCCCGGGTCAAGCGCAAGATGTCGTCGCGCAACAAGATCGACTTCCTGCTGCAGTGGGACCGCTGGCGCCGTGGCCAGGGTGCGGCGTGAGCAGCTTCACCGATCCGCTCGAGGTGGTGCAGCAGGGCGAGCGCTGGCGCACCCTGCGCGCCATGCACTACTGGACCGGCTGCCGCGACGGTGGCGAGCCGCTGGCGCAGCGCTGCGTCATGCTGGTGGTGGTGCCGGCCGGCTTCGTGACCGACTTCGCCAGCATCCCGCGCCTTTTCTGGACGCTGGTGGGCCACCCCGCCGGCCGCTACGCGCAGGCCGCGGTGCTGCACGATTTCCTCTACAGCAGCCGCGCCGTGCCACGCGGCGAGGCCGACCGCATCTTCCGCGAGGCGATGCAGGTGCTGGGTGTGCCGGCCTGGCAGCGCTGGGCGATCTGGGCCGGCGTGCGCCTGGGCGGGCGGCTGGCCTTTCAGCCGCAGACCGGAGGGGCCTGATGGACGAGCTGCAGATCACGCTGGACAACGCCGCGCTGCTGCGCGCCATCGACGGCGCGATCGAGCTGCTGGCCAGCCCGCGCCAGCTGATGGAGGAGATCGGCGCCAAGCTGGAAAGCAACGCCAATCTGCGCTTCGACAGCAAGAAAGACCCGGCCGGCGTACCGTGGCCGCCGCTGTCGCAGGTGACCATCGACTACTGGTACGCCAAGAAGTACCCCAAGGGCATCCCCGGCACGCTGATGGAGCGCACGCGCCAGCTGCGCAACAGCCTGGGGTACAACGCGGCAGATGACTCGGTGGTGCTCGGCACCAGCCGCCGCGTGCCGGGCAAGAGCCAGCCCTACTGGGAGGTGGGCCAGCTGCACGAGTGGGGCACTGTGATCATGCCGCGCCGCGGCATCTTCACGGCCGACCCGAAGACTGGCAAGCTGGGCGGCGACGACGAAGCCGACGTGCTGCAGATCGTCAACGACGCGGTGCTGGGCGCCTTCGGCTGAGTGCCGTGGCAGCTGCAAAGTAGCTGCAAGTTAGCGCCATCCATCTGCTGAAGTTCTTCAACTTCCGCGGCTCGCGCGAGGCGCCCACAGTGGCGGCTTATGCGCTTGCTCACCGCCTTGTTGTCTGCCTCGCTGCCGCTGCTGGCCAACGGCCAGGCGCAGCTGCTGCCGGCCGGTGAATTCAGCGCCCGCGACGGCCGGCCCGGACCCGGCAAGACCTGGAGGGTCAGCGATGCACAAGGCCTGAAGCTTGCCGCCGCAATGAACACGACGATCGCGGCCACGCCCATCGTCATCGACTACGAGCACCAGACGCTGCACAAGGAACGCAACGGCCAGCCCGCGCCCGCCGCCGGCTGGATCAGGAGCGTGACCTGGCTGACAGGCAAGGGCCTGCTCAGCGACGTGGAGTGGACCGACAAGGCCCGCGCCGCGATCAACGCCGGCGAGTACCGCTACATCAGCCCCGTGATCACGTGGGACCAGGACAGCGGCGCCGTCACCGGCGTGCACCTGGCCGCGCTGACCAACTTCCCCGCGCTGCTCGGCATGGACGCCGCCGTGGCCGCGCTTTCCACCCTCAACGACCACGCCCCCCAGGAGACCCCCATGAAGCTGCTGCTTGCTGCCCTTGCCACCATGATGGGCCAGGCCTCCTTGGCCACGGCCGACGAAGCCACTGCCGTGGCCGCCGTGCAGGCCTGGAAGCCCCCGCCGGCACCGCTGCCCGAGGCGCTGACCACCGCGCTCGGCCTGGCTGCCGGTGCGGACGCCACTGCCGCGCTGTCGGCCGTGGCGGCGCTGAAGGCGCCGAGCACCGCCACCGTGCAACTGGTCACCGACCTGCAGGGCCAGCTGGCCACGCTCACGGCGCAGATCAACGGCGCCGCGGTTGACCGCGCGGTCGACGGCGCGATCGAGGCCGGCAAGCTGACGGCCGCGCAGCGCGAGCAGTACGTGGCGCTGGGCAAGAAAGACCTGGCCATGCTGACGGCCATCCTGGCCGCCGCACCGGTGATCCCCGGCCTGGCGGGCCAGGGCGCTGCGGCCAAGGTCGCGGCGTCGGGTGCCGACACGCGCCAGGCCATCACTGCGCTGACGACCGACCAGCAGGCCATCGCCGCGCAGCTGGGCATCGCCCCGGCGGACTACCTGAAGTCGCTGCAGGCCGCCGCGGCCTGAGCACGCCAGCACCCCCACACCAGGAGCGCAAACCATGACCGCACTCGCCGCTGACCGCCCCACGCCCCGCCGCTCAGGCCAGGACCTTTCACTGCCGGTGGCAGCCAGCACCAAGATCTACGCCGGCGCGCTGGTGTGCGTCAACGCGTCGGGCTACGCCACCAAGGGCGCCGTGTCCACCACGCTCAAGGCGGTGGGCGTGGCGCAGGAACAGGTGGACAACAGCGCCGGCGCCAACGGCGACCTGCGCATCAACGTGCGCCGCGGCGTGTTCCTGATGGGCAACTCGTCGGCCGGCGACCTGATCGCCCTGGCCGACGTGGGCAGCACCTGCTACATCGTCGACGACCAGACGGTGGCCAAGACCAACGGCACCAGCACGCGCAGCGCCGCGGGCGTCGTGCGCGACGTGGACGCCTCGGGCGTGTGGGTCGAGTTCTGACCCGCCGCCCACGCTGACCCCACCCCCTTCGACTGAACCGGAGAACCCCCGATGCTGATCAACCGAGCCAACCTGGCCGACATGTTCCGCGGCTTCCAGACCATCTACCAGGACGCGTGGAACCAAGCCCCGAGCATGTACGAAACGGTGGCCACCGTGATCCCGAGCACCGGGGCCGAAGAGCACTACGCGTGGCTGGGCACGATGCCGCGCTTTCGCGAGTGGCTCGGAGACCGCGTGCTGCAGAGCCTGGCCAGCAGCGACTACACGATCAAGAACAAGGATTTCGAGCTGACGGTCGAGGTCGACCGCAACGCGATCCTGGACGACCGCCTGGGCGTGTACCGGCCGATGATGCAGATGCTCGGCCAGGAGGCCAAGACGCACCCCGACGAGCTGGTGTGGAGCCTGCTGGCGGCGGGCTTCAGCACGCTGTGCTACGACGGGCAGTTCTTCTTCGACACCGACCACCCGGTGATGGCGGCCGACGGCTCGATGACGACCTGGTCGAACTTCGGCGGCGGCGCGGGCACCGCGTGGTATCTGCTGGACCTGAGCCGGCCGATCAAGCCGATCATCTTCCAGAAGCGCAAGGAGTACGAGTTCGTGGCGATGGACTCGCCCACCGACGAGCAGGTGTTCATGCGCAAGAGCTTCCGCTACGGCGTGGACTCGCGCTGCAACGTGGGCTATGGCCTGCCGCAGTCGGCTTACGCCAGCAAGCAGACGCTGGACGCCACGGCCTACGCCGCGGCGCGCGCGTCCATTGCCACCGTGACTGGCGACCGCGGCAAGCGGCTGGCCTTCCGCGGCACGCACCTGGTGGTGCCGCCCAGCCTGGAGAAGGCAGCTGCCGAGATCCTGACCGCTGCGCGCACCACCTCGGGCGCCGACAACGTGATGGTGGGCACCGCCAAGCTCGTCGTCTGCCCGTGGCTGTGAAGCTGAGCTGAAGGAGAGCGACGATGGCAACGAGCAAGAAGTCCGTCCAGGCCGGCCCCGCCGGCAAGGGCCTGCAGGTGACCGCCAGGCGCGCGTCGTTCTGGCGTGGCGGCTACCAGTTCAGTGCCGAGCCGCGCGTGCTGGCGCTGGCCGACCTGACCCCCGAGCAGGCGCAGGCGATCCGCGACGAAGGCGACGGCGGCATGCTGGTCGTGGCCGAAGTCGACCTGGACTGAAGGCAGGCGACCGATGGCCAAGTCCCCCGCCCCCCGCAAGGAGCGCCGCATCCGCGTCGTCACCGACCCGGCGCGCGTGTGCTTCGCCGCCGGCGCCTTCTGGGCCGGCATCAGTGAAGTGCCGGCCGAATCGATCAGCGCCGCGCAACTGCTGGAGCTGAAGAACCACCCGAAGCTCGAGGTCAGCGAGGTCGATGTCGACGTCGCTGCGGCCGAGGGCTGAACGAATACACCCCCGCCGCGCAGGGGAGTCGATCGGTGGCAGGCCGGAGCCCTGCCACCGGGATCCCCGCAGGGACAAGGCGCCGCCCGGGGCGCCCCCCGCAGCGAAGGACACCGCCATGCCGCAACGCGAAATCAAGCTCTTCCCGACGCCCAAGAACTACTTCAACAACGGCAGCGCGCCGCAGCCCTGGCCGGTGTCGCGGCTGATCGCCTTCCTGCAAGACCAGCAGAAGAAGGTCCCCGAGGCCGAGCGCGAGTCGCTGGTGGCCGAAGGCTGCGACGGCATCACGCTGAAGCACCAGACCACCATCACGCCCGAACAGCTCGACCAGGAGAAGCTGCAGCTGCTGCTCAAGGCGCTGGCCGGCGCCTCACGAGACGGGCTGACCCGCGACGAGGTCGAGGCGCTGCTGCGCCGCGTGGCCCTGCTGAGCTGACCGGGCCCGGCCGCCATGCCCTACGCCACCGTCACCGACCTGCAGGACCGCCTGGGCGAGGCCCGGCTGATGCAGCTGACCGACCTGGCCGATCCGCCAGTCGGCCTGGTCGACGCCGCGGTGGCGCAGAAGGCGCTGGACGATGCCGAGGCCGAGATCGACGGCTACCTGGTGGGCCGCTACCTGCTGCCGCTCTCGCCCGTGCCGGGCGTGCTGCGCGTGCACGCCTGCACCATCGCCCACTACCGGCTGCTGGGCAGCGCGGTGGACGAGGCCACGCGTGACGACTACAAAGCCGCGCGCGCCTACCTGATGAGCGTGGCCAAGGGCGACGTGCTGCTGACCGCCCCCGACCAGACCGCCGCCCCCAGCGGCGCCGGCACGGTGCTGTTCAACGGCGGCGCCAAGGTCATGAGCCGCAGCGCCTACAGCGGCGAGGACGACTGAGATGGGCCTGCCCGCGCTCGAGGCCGACTACCTCTTCCTGGCCCCGCTGATCGAAGCCCGGCTGCTCGACCAGGTGCCCGACATCCCGGTGGACGTGTGCGAGACCGCCGACCAGGTGCTCAAGGCCGACACCCGCCAGCGCGTGCTGATGGTGCTGTGGGCCGGCGACCGCATCGACACCGCCGACGGCGGCAACGCCCGCGCCGGCGCCAGCCAGCTGGTGCACCAGCGCTGGCTCGTGATGCTGGGCCTGAAGAACGTGGGCCGCGCGCCCGATGCACGCAACACGCGGGCCGGCCCGCTGCTGAGCAAGGTGCACAAGGCGCTGGCCGGCTGGACCCCCGACGGTGCCGCGCGCGCCATGCGCCGCACCAACGCACCGCTGCAACCGACTTTCACCGAGAGCAAGGCGGTCTACCCGCTGGGCTTCGAGATCACCCTGTCACTGTAGGAGGCAGACATGCCCGGTTTTTCAGGTCAAGGCAAGGTTCGCGTCGGCACCCGCTTGGTCACGGGCCTGCCCGGCCCGTCGCGCTGGCTCGGCAACGCCAGCGTGTTCAGGCTGGCGCAGAACGAGGATACCGTCGAGCGCAAGGAGAGCTACACCGGCAACCGGCTGCCCAACCGGCGCATGACGCGCGGCCGCGGCGGTGAGCTGACCATCACCTTCGACGAGTACAGCAAGGAGAGCATGGCCTGGGCGCTGCTGGGCGCGACCACGGCGCTGGCCGGCGCCGGCGCGGTGACCAACTGGGTGGCGCCCACCGGCTTCGTCGTCGGCGACACCATCATTCTGCCGGACAAGAACGTGAGCGCGGTGACGGTGACCGACTCCACCGGCAGCCCCAAGACGCTGCCCAGCGGCCAGTACACGCTGGACGCCTTTGCCGGCACCATCGAGCTCAACGACATCACCACCGGCGGGCCCTACGTGCAGCCGTTCAAGGTGAGCTACACCGCCGGCGCGGTGAACGTGATCGGCGGCTTCAAGCTGTTGGCGCCCGAGGTGTACGTGCGGCTGGACGGCATCAACACCGACGACAACAGCCGCGTGATCGTGGACGTGTTCCGCGCCCGGTTGAGCCCGGCGCGCCAGGTCGACTTCATCAGCGACGACTTCGCCGACTTCGAGCTGGTGGGCGCCACGCTGGCCGACCTGACGCGCAGCACCTCGAGCGCGGGCGGGCAGTTCTACAGCATCACGCAAGCCTGACGGGCATGAGCCCGCCCGAATTCATCGTGCCGCTGGAGGTGCCGCTGCAGCTGGGCGGCGCCGCCCTGACGGTGCGCCCGGCCACGGTCGGCCAGATCGCGCGGCTGATGCACCTGGCCGCCCCCGTGGTGCGCGCGCTGATGACGCTGCCGCCGAGCCTGCTGGACCGCGTGCAGGATGGGCAGATCGACGCCGACGACGTGCGCGACCTGTTCGAGCTGCTGAACGACCAGCCCGACAACGTGCTGCGCATGGTGGCCATCGCCACCGGTCTGCCGCAGGCGCAGGTGGACGCGCTGCCGCCGGACCAGTTCGCCTACCTGTTCGCCGTCGTCATGCAGGTGAACGCCGATTTTTTTTCCCGCGCGACCCCCGTGTTCGCCGCCGCGGGTCGCGTGCTGCGCCAGGTGCAAACACCCACGCCCACGCCGACGCCGAGGCCGAGTGGGCCCGGGCCTTTGGCCTGCTGAGGGCGGCGGGCCACACCTACCAAGAGGTGCTGGGCTACAGCTGGGCCGTGTTCACCATGTACCTGCGCCAGGCCCGCAAGACCGAGGCGCAGCGCCAGGCCGTTGAGCTGGTGATCGCCAACCAGGCCTTTGCCGGCGGCGACGGCGCCAGGAAGCTGCTGCAGGACCTGAACCGCCAAGCCGAGGAGCCCTGATGGCCGGCAAGACGATCGAAGCGACGCTGCGGCTGGCGAGCGACTTTGCCAAGGCGCTGGCCGACCTGCGCGCGCTGCGCAAGGAGGCGGCCGAGACCAAGACCGAGCTGCAGGGCGCCACCCCGGGGTCGGCCGCCGCGCGCGTGCCGCCGGCCGCGAGGAAGGCCGCCACCGACGACCATGCCCAGCTGGCCGCCGACAAGCTCAAGATCGACAAGGCCGCCGCGGCCGAGGCGCTGGCGCAGCAGAAGGCGACCCTGGCCGCGCAGCGCGAGGCCGAGCGCAAGGCCGCGCGCGAGCGACGCCAGGCCGAGGACGAAGAGCGCCGCGCCCGGCGCAAGGCCGCGGCGCAGGCCGAGCGCGAGGACCTGGCCAGCACGGCAGCCAAGGCGCGCGCCGAGCGCGAGGCCAGGCGCAAGCTGACGCTGATCGCGCCGCAGGTGACCGACATCGTCACCGGCCTGGCCAGCGGGCAGAACCCGGGGCTGGTGGCGATCCAGCAGGGCGGGCAGCTGCGCGACCTGTTCGGCGGCTTCGGCAACGCCGCGCGCGCGGTGCTGAGCACGCTGACGCTGACGCGCGTGGTGGTCGGCGGCATTGCCGCCGGCATGGCGCTGGTGGTGACGCAGATCGTGTCCGGCCACCGCGAGAGCGAGCAGCTGCGCCGCACGCTGGCGCTGACGGGCAACGCCGGCGGCACGAGCCTGGGGCTGATCAGCAGCCAGGCCCGGGCCATCGCCAGCGAGATGGCGGTGGGCATCGGCACCGCGCGCGAGGCGTTGGCGTCGCTGCTGACGGTCAGCGGCCAGACCGCCAGCACGATGGGTGCGACGGGCCGCGCGGTGGTGGCGATCACCAGGCTGACCGGCCAGTCGGCCGAGGAGGCGGTGAAGCAGTTCGACAACCAGGCCGACGGCGTGACCGACTGGTCGATCAAGGCGAACAAGGCCTACAACTTCCTGACCGAGGCGCAGGTGGCCTACATCCGGCGCCTGGAGTCGCAGGGCCGCACGCAAGAGGCGATCCGCTTCGCCAACGACCGGCTGGCCGACACGCTCAAGCAGCGCACCGCGCCCGCGCTGGGCACGCTCGAGCGCGGCTGGGCCGCGGTGACGCGGGCGATGAGCAACTTCCTCGACAAGCTCAAGGAGATCGGGCGCGACACCACGGCCGAAGACCGGCTCAAGGCGCTGGACGAGCGCGTGGCCTTCCTGCGCGCGCAGCTGGCCAAGCCGCAGACGCCGCTGAACCGCCAGCGCCTGGAGGCCGGCGTGGCCAACGCCGAGGGCGAGCAGAACACCCTGCGCCGCGACCAGGCGCGCCAGGCCGAGGCGGCAATCAGCTTGCAGGCGCAGCAGGACGCAATCCTGCAGCACAGCAAGGAGATGCAGGCCTCACTCACGGCCGTGACCCTGGCCGAGGCGCAAAAGCGCGTGGCCGGGCAGATGGCCGCGTTGGACCGGCTGCAGTCGGCCGTGGAGCTGGCCGACGCGCAGGGCCTGCTGAGCGAGCGCGCCAAGGCGACGGCGCTGAACCGCATCGACCAGGACCGGTTGCGCGCGCAGGTGGCGCTGGGGCAGAAGCAGCTCGAGGCGGCGCGCGCCGCCGTCGAGCTGGAGGCCCGGCCGCAGGACCGGCGCGCTGCCGAGGCGCGCGTGCTCGAGGCGCAGGCGCAGCTGGTCGGGCTGCAGAGCCGGCTGCAGGTGGCCATCAGCGACGCGCAGCGCATCGTCGAGGCCGACAACCTGGCCAAGTCGCGCGAACGCGCGCAGGCCTGGGCCGACATCTGGCTGCGCGCCGACCAGCAGGTGCGCGACGCGGCGCGCGACAACGCGCTGACCGACGCCGCGAACATCCCCGACCCGGCCGCGCGCGCCGCCGCCGAGGCGCAGGCCCGCGTGCAGGAGCTGCGCCGCCAGCTGGACGAGACCGTGCGCGACCTGCGCGTGCAGATCAGCCTGGCGATCAGCCCCGAGAGCCGCAACGAGTTGCACCAGCAGCTCGGCGCGCTGCTGCAGGAAGGCTTTGCGCAGATCAACGAGGCCACCCGCCGTGCGCAGCAGGACTCCGTGAGCCAGCAGATCGGCGAGCAGCTCGACACCCTGCGCCTGGCCGAGCAGGGCCTGAGCCAGGAGGTCGAGCGCGGCGCGCTGACCACCGAAGAGGCTGAGCGCCGCAAGTTCGCCGCCCGCGCCGCGGCGCTGCCGCAGCTGCGCCAGATGTTCGAGCTGCTGCAGGGCCTGGCCACCACCGACGCCGAGCGCAACACCGTTGCAGGGCTGCTGCTGCAGCTGGACCGGCTGGCCGACAAGACGGCCGAGGTCGAGCGCACGCTGAAGGGCTCGATCGGCGCGGGCTTCGGCGACCTGTTCGAGAGCGTGATGACCGGCGCCGAGCGCGCCGACCGGGCCTTTGGCAGCTTCCTGGCGAGCATCGCCCGCTCGATGCTGAACCTGATCGGCAAGCGCCTGGGCGAGCAGCTGGTGAACAGCCTGTTCAACAGCTCGGGCAACGGCGCCGGCAACGGCCTGGCGTCGTTCCTGTCAAGCCTGTTCGTCGCCACCAAGCACAGCGGCGGCCTGGTCGACGGCGCGGTGACGGCCGGGCGCAGCGTGGCGCCGTGGGTCTTCAGCGCCGCGCAGGTGCTTCACAACGGCGGCATCGCCGGGCTGGCGCCCGACGAGCAGCCGGCCATCCTGCGCAAGGGCGAGGAGGTGCTGACGGCCGACGACCCGCGCCACATCAACAACCTGCGCGGCGGCGGCCCGCTGATCGGCGCGCTGCACGTCACGGTCAGCACCGACGGCACCGGCACCGCCGCCGGCGACGCCGCGCTGGCTCGCAGCCTGGCCGGGATGCTGAAGTCGACCATCGAGCAGAAGCTGGCCGAGGAACTGCGCCCCGGCGGCATGCTGCAGAACGTGCGGCGGGGGTAGGCAATGGCAGTCTTCGATTGGGTCGAGAGCCCCGGCACCCAGCTCAGCGAAGAGCCGGTGATCAGCAGCACGCGCTTCGGCGACGGCTACGAAGAGCGCGCCCCGGCCGGGCTCAACCCGGTGCGGCAGGAGTGGAACCTGCAGTTCCGCGCCATCGACAGCGAGGTGGCCGACGCGATCGTGGCCTTCCTGCGCGCGCGGGTCAGCGCCACGCTGGGGCTGGAGGCCTTCGACTGGACGCCGCTGTGGGCCACCACAGCGATCCGCGTGACGTGCAAGGCGTGGAACCGGTCGCATGACGAGACGCCGGGCGAGAGCACGGTGGTGGCCACCTTCCGGCAGGTGTTCGAATGACGGCCAGCATCGCACTGCAGACGGTGCTGCTGAGCCAGAGCGCGCCGGTGGAGCTGTGGGAGCTGGACCTGACGCCGTTGGGTGGCACGGTGTACCGGCTGAGCAACCAGCTCAACGAGCTGGGCCAGGCGGTGGTGTGGCAGGGCAACACCTACGCGCCGATGCCGATCGAGGCCACGGGCTTCGATCGCCGCGCCAACGGGCCGTTTCCGCGGCCGCGGGTTCAGGTGAGCAACGTGCTGGGCACGCTGGGGCAGCTGATCCGCGACTACGACAACCTGCGCGGCGCCAAGCTGCTGCGCCGGCGCACGATGGCGCGCTACCTGGACGCAGCCAACTTCGCCGCCGGCAACGCCGGCGCCGACCCGCTGGCCGAGTTCGCGCCCGAGGTGTGGATGGTGGACCAGTGCACCGGGCGCAACCGGCTGACGGTGCAGTGGGAGCTGCGCAACCCGCTCGACTTCGACGGCGTGATGCTGCCGGCGCGCCAGGTGCAGCCCAACTACTGCCCGTGGCTGTACCGCGGCAGCGACTGCGGCTACGCCGGCGCCGCGGTGGCCAAGGTCGACGACAGCGCCACCGCGGTGCTGGCCGAAGACCGCTGCAGCAAGCGGCTTTCAGGCTGCAAGCTGCGCTTCCCCAACCAGCCGCTGCCGTTCGGGGGCTTCCCGGGCGTCGGCCGCGTGCGCGAGGTGTGACGACCATGAAGCTGATCGACTGGCTGGGCCCCGAGCTGCGCCAGGCCATCCTGGGGCACGCGCTGGCCGAGGCGCCGCGCGAGAGCTGCGGGCTGCTGCTGGCCGACCCGCAGGACGGCGCGGGCTACTACCTGCCGGCGCGCAACCTCGCCGGCGCCGATGCCGGCCGCGACGCCTTCAAGCTCGACCCGCAGGCCTGGCTGGACGCCGAAGAGATCGGCCGCGTGGTGGCGGTGGTGCACAGCCACCCCAACGCCAGCGCCAACCCGAGCATGGCCGACCGGGTGATGTGCGAGCGATCGGGCCTGCCGTGGCTGATCGTCGGCACGCCATCCGGTGTGATGGTGCAGCTCGACCCCGAGGGCTGGAGCGCGCCGCTGGAGGGCCGCACCTTCACGCACGGCGTGCTCGACTGCTACACGCTGGCGCAGGACTGGTACCGGCGCGAGTGGGGGCTGGAGCTGCCCGACTTCGAGCGCGAGGACGGCTGGTGGGAGCGCGGCAAAGGCCTGGACCTGTACCGCGACGGCCTGATCGAGGCGGGGTTCGCGGTGGTCAACACCACCGAGCCGCAGCGCGGTGACGGGCTGCTGATGCGCGTGGTGAGCCACGTGGAGAACCACAGCGCGGTGTACCTGGGCGACGGCATGATGCTGCACCACCTGTACGGCCAGCTGAGCCGGCGCGAGCGCTGGGACTGGAACTGGCAGCGCCGCACCAGCTGCATCGTGCGCCACCGCTCGCGCCTGGAGGCGCCGGCATGACGGCGCCGGCGATGCAGCGCCTGGTGCAGGTGCGGCTGCACGGCGGCCTGGGCGAGCGCTTCGGCCGCGTGCACGAGCTGGCGGTGCAGTCGGCGGCCGAGGCGGTGCACGCGCTGTGCACCATGCTGCCAGGGCTGCGCCAGGCGATCGAGGGCTGGCGCGGGCCGGGCTTCCGCGTGCGGGTGGGTGAAGGCGAGCGCGCGCAGTGGCGCGACGAGCACAGCATGACGCTGGGCATCGGCAGCGCCGAGCGCATCGACGTGGTGCCGGTGATCCACGGCCGCAAGCGCAACGGCATCGGCCAGGTGATCGTGGGCGCGGTGATCGCCGCCGTGAGCTACTACTTCGGCTTCCAGCCCGGCGTGCAGTTCGGCGTCAGCCTGATGATCGGCGGCGCGATCGCGCTGCTGTCTCCAGTGCCCAAGGGCAGCGACAGCAAGGCCAAGGAAGAGGGCAGCCGCGCCATCAACGGCCCGCCCAACATCACGGCCGCGGGCGGGCCGGTGCCGCTGGTGATCGGCCGCATGCTGGTGGGGTCGGTGACGATCAGCGCAGGACTGAGCACCGACATGATCGAGATCGCCAACGCCGACCCGGGCGCGCCGACGCTGCCGCCAGAGGAGCCGGCCGACTGGAACAGCCTGCCCGGCGGTGGCGACGGGGGTGATGCGTGAGCGGGCACAGCACGGCGCTGGCGCTGCGCGGCGCCAAGGGGTCGAGCGCACCCTATGACGCGCCGGATTCGCTGCGCAGCACGCAGCGCGCAGAGATCGTCGACCTGCTGGGCGAGGGGCAGATCGGCGGCCTGGTCAACGGGCTGAAGAGCATCTACCTGGACGGCGTGCCGGTGGAGAACGCCGACGGCACGCGCAACTTCGCCGAGTTCGTGTACCAGCTGACGCTGGGCGGTCCGACGGGTGAGACGCCGCACGTGTTCGGCGACGTGCAGACCGAGATCGGCGTGGGCGTGACGGTTCTGGCTGCGGTGCCGGTGGTGCGCACGGTGGCCGACACCACGGCCGATGCAGTGCGGGTGACGATCACGATCCCGCAGCTGACGCAGCAGCAGCCCAACGGCGACCGCGTGGGCGCCAGCGTCGAGTACAAGATCGAGGCGCAGAGCGCCGGCGGCGGCTACCAGCCGCGCTGGACCGAGACCATCACCGGCAAGGCCACCAGCCCCTACTCGCGCGCGGTGATCATCCCGCTGACCGACCTGGGCCCGGCGCCGTGGGACATTCGCCTCACGCGCATCACCGCCGACAGCGCCAGCAGCGACCTGGTCAACGCGCTGGCCTGGTCGAGCTACACGGTGATCAGCGGCGTGAAGATGCTCTACCGCAACAGCGCGGTGGCGCGCATCGTGTTCGATGCCAAGAACTTCAGCTCGATCCCGAGCCGGTGGTACGACGTGATGGGCGTGAGCGACTGGGACATCCCGGTCAACTACGACCCGCGCGCGCGCACGGTGGCCGGCAGCTGGAACGGCACCTTCAAGCAGGACTGGACGAACAACCCGGCCTGGGTGGTCTACAACCTGGTGCAGCACCCGCGCTACGGCCTGGGCCAGTACGTGGCGCAGCTGCCCGACAAGTGGACGCTGTACCAGCTGGCGCTGTGGTGCGACGCGCCGCTGCCAGACGGCCGCGGTGGAACCGAGCCGCGCTACAGCGTCAACGCGGTGATCCTCGAGCAGAGCGAGGCGCTGCGGCTGCTGCAGGAGATCTGCAGCGTGTTCCGCGGCGTGCTGATGCACGGCGGCGCCACGCTGACGGTGACGTGGGACGCGCCTGGCACGCCGGTGGCCAGCTACGCGCCGGCCAACGTGGTGGACGGCCTGTTCACCTACGCCGACGGCAGCAGTGCGGCCAAGAAAACCTCTTGCACCTGCTGGTACACCGACCGCAGCCAGGCCGCCAGGCGCATCCCGGTGACCTGGGACGACAACGACCTGGTGGCCAAGTACGGCCTGCGCAACTTCGAGATCAACCCGATCGGCGTGGCCACGCCCGGCCAGGCGCTGCGCATGGCCAAGTGGGCGCTGTACACCAGCCACTACGAAGAGCAGACGGTCTCGTTCCGCGTTGGGGCCGAGGGGCCGGTGCGCCGGCTGGGCGAGATCTTCCAGGTGACGGACCCGGCCGAGACCGGCGAGCGCCTGGGCGGCCGGCTGCAGGCCGCCACCACGACCGCGGTGACGCTGGACGCGCCGGTGACGCTGGTGGGCGGCGAGACCTACACGCTGTGGGTGACGCAACCGCATGCGACCGACCCGGCGCGCCTGGTGACCGAGGGCCGCACGGTGACGACCAGCGCCGGCACCACGGCGGCGCTGACCGTCAGCCCCGCCTTCAGCGCCGCGCCGGTGGTGGGCACGGTGTGGCTGCTGGAGGGATCCAACGTAGCGCCCACGCTGTGGCGCTACGTGGCGATCACCGAGACCCGGGGCGAGAACGGCGGCGTCGAGTACGACGTGCTGGGCGTGCGCCACGAGCCGGGCAAGTTCGACCTGATCGAGGCCAACCAGCCGCTGACGCCGCGGCCGACGCGGCGGCTGCCCTATGGCGCGCCGCCAGTGGCCAGCATCACGATCACCGAGACGGTCTACTTCGATGGCCAAGGCAATGCGCATGCCCGGGTTACGGTGAGCTGGCCGATGCCGGCGCAGGGCCTGCGCTACGTGCTGACCTGGCGGGTGGACAACGGCCCGTGGTCGACGCTGCCGCCGACGAGCGCCAACACGCTCGACTTCGACGACCTGCAGCCGGGGGTGTACGAGGTCCAGGTGCAGAGCCTGAACGCGCTGGGCCAGATCAGCCTGCCGACGACGGCCACGGCCATCCTGGTGGGTGACCAGAGCCGGCCGGACGACGTGGCGGGGCTGGCCTATCAGATCGTGCCGGGCGGGCTGCGCCTGTCGTGGCAGCCAGACACGCAACCGGGCTACTCGCGCACGCGGCTGAGCTACGGCGCGACGTTTGGCACTTCGGTGTTCTTCTGGGAGGGCGCCAGCACCGACTTCGTGGTGGTGCCGCCAGCCGACGGCACCTACATGGTGTGGGCGGTGCACGTGAACCGGCGCGACGTGCCGAGCCTGGTGCCGGCGTCGATCGAGGTGCCGTATGTGGCGCTCGCCACCGAGCCCGAGACCGTCTATGTCGAGTATTCGGTGGACGGCGCCACGCTGTGGCACACGACCTTCACGACCGGCGACCTGTTTGCGCGCTGGAAGGTGGGCGTGGCTGGCGCCTGGCAGGGGCCGTTCAGGATCGTCGGCGAGACGGGGGCTGGCGGCGATTACGTGGACTTCATCTTCCGCCGCAGTGCCACGCAGCCGGCGACGCCGACCGGGGACAACCCGGCGCTGTGGTTCGACGCGCCGCCGGCGGCCAACGGCGATCCGCTGTGGGCCAGCACGGGCACCAAGACCGCGGCTGGCGTGCTGGTCGGCGTTTGGAGCACGCCGGTGCAGATCGAGGGGGCGGCGGGGGCACCAGGAACGGCCTACTGGCTGCTTGCAAGCGCTGGCGCTGTAACCAAGAGCATTGCCAACACATTCACGCCGTCGGTGCTGACGCTGCAGGGCGTATCGCAGTCGGGCGCAGGCGCCCCGGTCCTCTACGCGGGCCGCTTCACCATCGCGCTGTCAACGGACGGCAGCACCTATGGCGCCGATGTCTACACCAGCGCCGGCGACGAGACTTCAACCACCTACACGGTCACCGGCTCGACCACCAAGCTGATCCGCGTCCGGCTGTGGCAAGCCGGCGGCACTACGGCGGGACTGGACGAGATGGTCATCCCGATCGTCAGCGACGGAGCCGCGGGGTCCGCCGGCTTGGACGGCCTGACATTCGTCTTCCCGAATGCGTCGCACACGCTGCCGGCAGACAACAGCGGCAACGTCACCAGCTACGGGGGTTCGGGATCGACGCTGCAGGTCTACGAAGGCAGCACCCCGCTCATCTACAACACCTCGCTGGGGCTGGGCAACGGACGCTTCGTGCCCGGCACACCGACGGTCAGCCCCGCCGCCTCGATCACGGTCGGTTCGTTCAGCGGCGCGGGAAGCACCACGCTCACGATGGGCCAGCACGCGGGGGCATCGGCCGCGCAGGATGTGATTCAGGTAACCATCCCATTGACGATCCGGCGGCTGAACGGAACGGACGTCACCGCATCGGTTACGCAGACGCTGAGCAAGAGCAAGCAGGGCGCGCCCGGGTCGACGGGCGGCACGGGGCAGACAGGGCAATCCAACCACCGGGTGTACAAGGCTGTCACGATCGGCAGCCCGCCAGCGACGCCAGGCAACACGACGAGCGGCGCCACGCCCGCCGGGTGGAGCGCCACGCCCCTGACTCTGACAAGCGGACAGGAGCAGTACCAAAGCGACGGCACGACACCCGCGGGCAGCACGACCACCACCTGGTCGACGCCATACCCTTCATACCTGAAGGTGGGCAGCCTGAGCGCCATCACGGCCAACCTGGGATCGGTGACGGCCGGGAGCATCACGGGCACGGCGACCATCAACATCACCGGGTCGGCCAAGTTCGACGGCGTCAATTCGGCGATCAGCATTCCTGACCCGTTCAACAGCCCGAGCACGCTCAGCCGCACGATCGCCACCATTGTCAACAGCGGTGGCTCATCCCAGATCGGGTTGTACGGCGTGAGCACGACGTCCGGGTCATGGGGGGTCTACGGCTACAACTCGAGCGCTGGCGCCGGCAGTTCTGGCGTCCAGGGGTTTGGCTACTACGGCGTGCGAGGCGTGTCCAGTGCGGCCGGCGCCGGGGTCTACGGTGGGACCACAGGCACGAGCGGATCGAGCGGCGTGCACGGCGATGCCGGCGGGACTGGCTCGTGGGCTGTCACCGCGAAGGCGGACGGATTTGGGCAGGGCGGGGACGCGCTGCGCGTGCTGGGCCGCGCCCAGTTCAGCGACCGGATCACCAGCACGCTTTCCGGGAATGTGGTCCCGATCGTGCTGCCTGTCGTGTCCGCCAAGCCGGCCGCGATCGCAGGCGGGGTTTGCATCCACAACACACTGGGACTCATCTTTTCCGACGGCACGTCGTGGTACGGCCCGTCGGGCGGGATCGTCGTTGTTTAACCGAGCAGCCTAGGCCCGACGAATGACCCCTCAAGAGCAGTTCAACACCCTGCACGCCCTGGATCAGATCCTGCGAGACAACGCCGGCAACCGCATCACGCTGGCGCTGATAGTCGGCATCGTCAGCGCGCTGCGGGAGCACATGCCGGTGGTGGCGCCAACACCGGCTGCTGAGCCCCCAGCCGGCCCCGCGTGGCTCCCAATGAAGGCTTGAGGCCGGGCCATCGTTTCAGCCTGCGCTGAAAGTCTTTTGTATGGGTACGGAGGGGGAGCCCCTGCTGTGCCGGCCTTTTGCACGGGTGCGGAGGGGGTGCCCCACCGCGACCGGTTGCGCGGCCGGCTAGGCGGCACGGGCGCGGCCGGCGGCTGCCCCAGCCCGCGGGCTGGCGCTGGCGGCGGGGTGTTGCCCCGTCGCCAGCAGGAACAGCGCCCAGCGCGCCGCGTCGATCGAGCGCACGCCGCGCTCGTATTCGCTCCACCGGGTGCCTGAACCCAGGCCCGCCAGCGCGGCCGCGCCGGGTTGATCGAGCCCGGCAGCCGTGCGCGCGGCAAGCACCGCAGCTGGGGTGGGTTCGGGCAGGCTGGACAGCAAGCGAAGTGGGGTCATGGTGCTTCTATCCTCGGATTGGTTGATGCGGCAAGCCTGCTCGGCGTCGATCTTCAACCCCGGTCTTCTGCACGGGTACGGCGGGGGAGCCGCCGGCCCTTTGCACGGGCACGGTGGGGGAGCCCCCATCGGCCGCCTGGGCGCACGGCTGCGCTGACGCCCACGCGGTGCGCGTGGCGGCATCGTCAGGGCGGCCGGGCTGGCCGGAGAGCCACGCGCGATAGGCGCGGGCATCGAACGGCACGAGGCACAGCGCATCGGGTCCCAGCTCGGCCAGAAGCGCGGCGGCCGCAGACTGCGCCGGGCGCCACAGGGCGCCATGCTCGGGCCAGTCGTCGCCGTCGTCGTACCAGACCAGCAGGGCGGGCGCGCCAGGCGCGGCACCGCGGGCCAGCTGGCGCGCCGCGTCCAGGGCGCGCCGGCGCCAGGCGACCAGCTCGAGCGCCCGCGCGGCGATGTTGGGGGGGACGGGGCGCGCGCCGGACTCCCATCGGTTCCAGGTGCGTTCCTCGACGCCCTGCGGGCGCTCCCGGTCGGCCGCGATCCAGCGGGCTGCCTCGGGGGCGGAGTAGTGAAGCAGGCGCCGAAGCGCTGAAAGCTGTTGGGGGGTCATCGATTCCGGGCTCCTCGCATGTTGCCCCGCGTTCCTCGGGGGTGGCAACCGCCGCAGGCGCGGGCCCAGCATCGACCGCGGGCGGCGCGGTGCCGATGGTATCGGGCGGCGGATCCGCGGGTGCGACGCTGGGCGGCGGTGCCGGGTCGACAGGATCGGAAAGCTCAGAGAACAGCACGCCGTCGACCAGCTCTCCGCCCTGCACGTCAGCCAGGTTGCCGGCGTCGAAGTCGGCCATGAGCCGATCGGTATCGACCCGCTCTCGCACAATCTGGCACATGCCATCGGGCCGGGTGATCATCAGCGCCGGCCCATCGGGCCCCCAATCGGCGGGGACAGTGGCCGGGCGACTGTTCAGGTGCGGGCCGGCCCAGCTGCTGAGCTGGATTCGGTTGTGGCTCTCATAAGCGCGCACGTAGTCGGCCGTCGACGTGCCAGGCGCCCACTGCGGGTATTCGCGGCGTTCAGGGGCGCGCCAGGCGCGGCGACGCTGGTCCATGAGCAGGCGCACCGAATGCGCTTGTGTGCGGCCGGGCTTGGCCTGGCAGCGGTCCTCGGATCGCTCATGCAGCGCGGCGGCAATGCGCGCGTGCTGTTCGGGGGTGATGGTTCGCACGAAGGGTCCCTCAAGGGTTCGGGCCGGCCCGAGCCGGCCCCGATGCGTGGCGGCATCCCAGAGCCCCGCGCGCGGGGCTCGGCGGATGGCGTCAGGCGCTGGTCTTGAGCTTGCGCATTTCGTCGGCAAGGGTCCAAAGGGCTCGATTCAGCTTCACGTCCTGGTCGATGCCCGTGATGGCGCGCGTCGATTGGCGCGCCCCGTTGGCCGACCGGCCGCGCAGACCGCCGCGCACGAGGTTCTCTTGCGTCCGGTTGAAGGTGGTCCAAAGGTCACTGGCGCGGTCTTCAATCCGGCGCGGGCGTAGGACCTGCGCGGGTTCGATCGGCGCCGGCTTGTCGTCGTCATAGCGCAACTGCAGAGCGGCGCTTGCGAAGATGCGGGCTTCGTCGTCGCTGAGCGTAAGCGCGCGCATGGCGTCGCGGTCGTCGATGACTCGGGTCAGCCCGTCCAGGATGGTGTACGCGCCCTCGGTCACGTCGTCCAGGACCCGGCCCTTGTGCTGGACCTTGATCGACTGGCAGACCCCATCCGGCACGATCAGCCCATTCGCGCAGACCATGCGGAACACGCCGCCCATCATCTGGTAACTGCTGGTGCCGTCGTGGCTGTTCAGGATCACGAGTTCAGGCGAACTGTCGCCGGTGGCGCGCGCCAGTTGTGAAGCGTGGCGCAGGCGAAGCAGGTGCTTGGTATGGTCGCGCTTGTCCTCGTCGCGGGCCCGCGCTTGGGTGGCCGAGTAGACCTCGAACCCCTCACGGCGCAGGCCGTGCAGGATGTCGATGGTCGGGATATAGGCGTATCGCGCGCTGCGCGATTCGTGCGCCGCATCGGCAAAGACCGACGGCGCCACGCGGCGCAGCTGGTCGTCGGTCAGGGGCTCGCGGCCGGTGATGTGGGCGGCGCCGCGGCTGAAATTGCGGGTGTAGCGGGTGGAAGCGGTGAACGTCGAGAACATGGTGAGCTCCTTGGGAGTTCGCCCGGCCCAGTGCCAGGCGATGACTGAATCCTAACGCAATGCGTGAGTGCGCCGCAAGCCCCCGGCGCAACTATTTTTGCTGCCCGCAATTTTGTTGCCCCACGCGCAAGCCGCGGTGCGCTTCAAATATCGCGCAAACGGCCGGCATTTATCGCGCGGCGCTTCACCGGGGCACGCTGCAGCGCGCCGGCGGCCATCGCCCGCGCCACCGCCTCGCTGACGGCACCATGCGCCTGCAGCAGCGCATC